TATCGAACCATTTATTCTGATTGCCGATAAGGTAAATATGAAGATCGATCGTGGATATGGCGAGAATGCAACACTCGAGGATTTGTTTACATAATGTGTGGTGTGATTGCAACTATTATAAGTTCTCCAACTGATCAAGAATTCGTTACACTAGAGAATGTATTTCTCCAGAGTAAGATACGAGGTCTTCATGCTACTGGTGTTTCATATATCCAGAATGGTAAGATAGAGACTGTCAAAGAACCAATCGATGCCAAAGAGTTTCTTTCTAAGCATAATCTAAGAGATTTTATCAATGAAGATGGAAATTTATATCTCATTGGACACACAAGGTACTCTACCTCTGATCTCAGATTCAATCAGCCATTCTCATCAGAAAGATTTTCGATTGTACATAATGGAGTAATTTCTCAAGAGTCTTCCGATACTTGGGAAAATACATATAACCTACTTACAGAAACTGCAAATGATTCTGAGCTTATTCTTTCGGCATTGGAAGAAGGAAAGGAGCCAGCAAAGTTCTTTACAAATGCGAGTTTCTCGATGTGTGTTCTCACCAATGAAAAATCCATCAGATGCATTCGTAATGAGTATAGGCCATTACATTATGCCACTATAGGAAGAGGCGTGATCTTTGCCTCTACTGAGGATATTTTGAGAAGAAGTGGCTTGACTTCTATTCAAAAATCAGGTAAACTTATAGAATATACTATAAGAAAAGATTCTCTTTCTAACGAAAAGATCATGGAGCGAAATATTGATGATCTACAATAGCAAAGATTTTACCTGGGGATATGAGATTGAGTGGGGCGACATCGATCGTAGAATTGATATTCCCCAGCATCTTGGTTCTTGGGAATATGCCGAAACTGACATTGTCAACATTCATCCACCATTTCAATATAAGGCATGCGATCCTCTAGGTACTGATCCTTACATGGGTGGCGAAGTAAACACCAAGCCCACTAAGACTTGGATGCAGCAGGTCGAACGTATTCTTGAAATTAAAGCACTCTTCGAGGCAAATGGCAATACTCCTTCTGCCTCCTGCGTGAATCATGGACACCTTCATGTATTTGTTCCTGGTCTTAAAGATGACATCGAATCTCTCAAGAAGCTAACTTCATACATTCGTGAAAATCAAGATACAGTCATTAAGAACTGCTATAACTTCTATGACACCAATGACATGAAGAACTATAAGAACGCCAAGATGTATCTTAAGTTAGATGGCGGAAGGACAATGCCAGACTACATGTCTTCGAATATAATATCAGGAGCAACAGATTTCGAGCATTTCATTAAGCTCCATGCAGCAGGTAAAGATGGTGTTTCTATGGGTAGACCATTTCGATATGGCATCAACACTTACTGCATGAAGCATACTGGTACGATCGAATTTCGTTGCTTTAGATCTACGACTAAAAGAGAGGAGATTGAGTCTCAGTTTAGATTTGTAGAGATGTTCATGGAAGCTGCACTGAATGATGGACCATCGGCGAATGAGATCCTATCCGACAATTCATTCAAGTTTCCACCATTTATTTGGGATGCTTCTGAATATGATGGATGGATTAAGACCAAGTATGATAAATCTCGCGGAGAAAAGAAACGTGAGTTTCATGAAGTTGCTTAGTACCACTCAAGAGCAATTCAGTAAATTCATCAGTGAAGATAGAGCTGACAAGTTTGCCAAGACCTTTGTATCTAAAGCAAATATGCAGAAACAATGGGAACATTGTATTGGATACTGGGAGGAAGAAGAACTCCTTGGTGCAATAATCACTACTGTCTCTAAAAGAAAACCCCATGTGGCTAATTTACAGTTACTTCATACCTTTGCCAAGCATAGAAGAAAGGGTGTTGCTCGGATTCTGACTCAGGATGCCCTAGAAAGAGCTATCTCTAATGACTCTGAATACTTTAGAGTCTCGGCAGAACCTGGCGCAGTTGACTTCTATAAGTCTATGGGATTTCGATTCTTTTGCAAACAAAAGAGTGGGTGCCAACTCAGTATGTTTAAGATAAATGGCCCTTCTTACACTTCTGGTCTCTATGATAGAGAAGATGTAATCATAGATAAGGCATTGAGTAAGAAGGGTAAGGGTGGTTGTTGGGAATATTTGTAATTATTTTAAAAACCGCTTGTCTTTATGGCTTAATGATATTATACTTTAAAAGTGATGAGTAGAAAAGAAAACTTCATAGATTGGTTTGCGTGGTCGCTGGAACTCAAGGACTGTGATCCGGCAATTCACCTGACCAACTATTTGTTTGATAGGTTCGAACATAATCTCGAGCAAAAGATTTGGATTGCTTGGATCTATGGGACCACCTATCATCTTCCAACAACTTGGGTTATTTGGAATGAGTTCCCCGACATGGAACTCGTTGGTACAAAGAGACTCGAGGATTGGAACAACGAAAATTATAAGAGATTAAGATACCAGACCGACACTAAGTGGAACAAAGGACATCTTCCTTCTCAGTTTATTTCATATAAGAACTGGGTCGGGGATCGATCACAACGTGAAGCATTTTCTGGATTCCTTAAAGGGAGTCGTACAGAAAACTTTGACATGGTATGGAATGAGGTAAAATCTAAATTCCATAAATTTGGTCGATACTCGACCTGGTTCTACCTTCAGACTCTAAGAGATTGTTGCAAGTTTCCAATCGATGCTTCTTCTCTAATGCTCGAGGATTACTCTGGCTCTCGTTCACATCGTAATGGCCTATGCTATGCGCTCGACAAACAAGATTGGATAGACGAGAAGCTAGATAAGAATCAGTTAGACTTTCTTAACAAAGGTGCTACTGACATTATTACAGAAGCCAAGGAACGTCACCCACACTTAGACTTTGAATACTTTGGAATGGAAACCTGTCTATGCAGTTTCAAGAAACTCTTTAGAAAAACAAATGGAAGATATCTAAGTTATTATCTCGATCGTCAGGCTGAAGAGATTACAAAGGTACAGAGTGATGGCTGGCACGGAATAGACTGGAAGCCACTCTGGGATTTCAGAACAGAAACTTTAAATAAAAAGACCTTGACTAATAGGATAGATAAGAGTAAAATGAGTATATTCCTTTCCTCGGGCATCATTGATTACATGGAGATTTTTAGTGAAGAATTACGTTCTACCTAAGATAGATTCAGAAGAAGTTGTCGGTACATTTGTCGATAAGTCTCACTATGATACTTTGGTCGACTCTGACTGTGATGGATATAGGAAAGATGTAATCAATACACTAGATGAATCTAATCTGCTCTTCCGGTTCAGAAAGAATATCTTTTCTCTCGAGGAGCAGAAACTTGCATATCGAGGTCTTTCTCCTGCAGCAACACCATCTCAGAATAGAGGAATGGCCGCTGGTCCAAAGGGAGAGAAACTAGGGAACAGAGATTGGGTAACTGAGTTTCAAATTGAAATCCTCGAGACTCTTGCTCGGGAAGAGTCAGGAAGTCTATTCGACGAAGATCCAATCAAAGAGATCATCAAGAAGTATAGTTTGGGGAATACTGAATCTACACGTGGCCTTGTCTGGCTTCGATCAGAGATTCAGAAAGACTATGGAAGTTATGATGGGTTCTTTGATAAGTGGTTCTCTGCCATCAAGAAGGCACCAAAGGAAGAGCAAAGAAGCCAGGCAAGAAAGATCATTGATAAGTATATCTCTGATACGAACTATGCCAATGCCGTAAATTCTGGCATTGCTGGTTACTTTGGAAGGTATCCACGTATCCCCTATAAGAGAGCAACGGCATATACTGAGAAAAATAAAGATCTCTTTGAGATGAGCTTCCCGTTTCTAAAGACGCTTGATTCTAAATTCAAAGAGCTAGTTCCAGAAAGATATTCTAATCAAAAGAAAATGGCAGATAAGCTAGACCCCAGGTTTAGAGTTTCTGATACGGTGTTTACGACTATTACTGTTAATAAAAACTTCAGAACTGCGGCACATAGGGATGCTGGCGATTTAACGACTGGGTTCTCGAATCTATCAGTTCTAACTGATGGAACCAAGGACTACCAGGGAGCACATCTTGTACTTCCAGAATATCGTGTTGCAATTGACCTTCGCCCTGGCGATCTACTACTAATCAACAATCATGAAGCGATTCATGGTAATACTGAACTGATCGGCGACAAGGACATGGAAAGAATTTCTATCGTCTGTTACTTTAGAGAGGACATGCTAGTTGCTGGATCTTGGGAGTATGAAGCACTTCGAAGAAATTATGTCGACGAGAGGAGACTTAATCAGAAGCACAAGCTCTGGACTAAACTCTGGAATGGAATTTCTCCAGGTATGTGGGCAGAATCAGAGTGGAGTCAATACCTGACTGAACATGGTCTTACTGATGAGAATGGCGATCTATCTAAATCTAAACAAGCAACACTTGAGGAGTTATTCGCGTGACAACTAGAAACCAAAGACACCATAACGGCCATAACGGAAAACGAGGACATCATAACGAAGATGGACGATATTTAAGTACAGATTTAGATGGAAACTCAGTTGTAAAACTTATATGGCTTACGCATATCGCAAAAAATGGAAAGAGTTTCTACAAGGGATATTTTCCTTATAGTTGGAGCTATGTTGAATCAGGCTTGCAAGGAAAGAGTGATCGGGACTTGCACGCTCTCGCAGGATATTATCATAGGGATTATACCACAGCAGCTTGGAATATGTGTTGTAAAAACTATAAAGAACATGGCATCTGGGGATCTGATGCTGATGTAGAGAGGGCAAACGAAGCCGCAATTTTGCCAGGATATACCAAAGGCGTTGACGATGTTCATAAACGTAAATATAATAAAAAACTGGAGTTTGATGGTAATACCCTATGTGCGTTATTTAAATGAAAGTCATAGCCATCGGTGGCAATCCAGGCTCGGGTAAGTCCACTCTAATGAAGAAAATCCTTGAGCTGATCGGTGCCTCTAAGGATTCAAAGCAGCTCTATGAGTTGGTTCCTGGACATACGGCTGGTCCATTGATCACTGCCTATCATCCAAACATAATCGTACTCGGTAAGTATGATGAAGACGTTGGAGTCTTTGGTGGAACAGATAAGATGTCAATGGCAGTGATGCCCAAGGCAATGGAGTTTCTCAAGACCAAGCCAGCCGATGTAATTATCTTCGAGGGAGATCGTTTATTTGCCGCATCCTTCTTAGAGTTCTGTACTGAGATTTCTGATCTATCGATCATTCATCTTGAAACTACCAAGGATATTAGAGAACAGAGATATAGAGACCGTGGTTCGAATCAGAACAAAACTTGGCTCGAAGGTCGCGAAACTAAGATCTCAAATATCATGACAAATATGATGTTGATGGATTATGTAACAAGCCTTCCTAACAATACCATCGAGGAACAAGCTGAGATCATATCTTTGGTACAAACCAAAATTAAGGATAAACATTATGCCAACTGAAATTAGCATAGCAAATATAGCATTATATGATATTCAGAAATCATCTATTCGTAAATGGAAAGAATCTTCTTCTGAAAAATTAAGACAAGATTATCCCATCCTAGAAAAAAATAATTCAGTATTCATCGACCTTGGAGTATTTGATGGAAATTGGTCAAAGCAGATCCTCGATAAATATCCGAATTCTCATGGGATTGGATTTGAGCCCATAGCCTCACAATTCAATATTGCAAAAAATATTCTCACTACTCCTAGATATTCTCTACTAAATTTTGCTGCGGGTGAAAAGGCAGAAAATGTTATTATTTCTTTAGAAGCACAAGGATCTTCTTCGCATAAAAAAACAGAACATAGTGAGTTATGTAATAAGATTAAATTTACAGATTTTATCAGAGAAACTGATTTAATCGATAATTCTGTAAATATCGATCTTCTCAAGATCAATATCGAGGGTGATGAATTTTCTCTACTCCTTGATCTGATAGACTCTGGAATGATCACTAAGTTTACAAATATACAAGTGCAGTTTCATCCCTTTATCGAAGGAGCCGAGGAGATGTATCGCGGGATCAAGAATGAGCTGGATAAAACTCATAGAACCACATATAGCTATCCCTGGATTTGGGAAAATTGGGAACTAGCCTCCTAAGTCATTGATATATAACAAAACTATTTTATTCAATGATTTCAATAACTTAGCTCTAACCCCTTGAAATATAACAAAAAGAAAACGCTTTACTTCCTTCGGTTTCTATGCTAGAATGATCTATAAGCTGAAATTGAGGAAATTGAAGTGAAAAATATTTACGCTCATAAGAGCCTCTTAGCCAAGCTCCTGGCGACTGAGAATATCGACGTGGTCCACGACGACAAGGCTCCTACTGCCTACATGGATCTCGAAAATCGTAAACTCGTCCTCCCCGAATTTCATAACATCTCAGAAGAAGTCTATGACATGCTTATCGGACATGAGGTTTCTCATGCTCTGAATACTCCCAAAGAAGGCTGGCATTCTTCGCTCGAAGAGCGTGGTACTGCTTTCAAGTCATACCTGAATGTCTCAGAAGATGCACGAATTGAAAAACTAATCTGTAAGAAGTTTCCTGGCCTCAAGAAACAATTCGTTACTGCATATAAGCAGCTGATGGATCGTGACTTCTTCGAGCTCAAAGAAAAAAATCTAAATGAGTTCGCCTTGGTCGATCGTCTGAACCTATACATGAAAGTCGGTCCACAGGCACTTATTCAGTTCTCTGATATTGAGAAACCCTTTGTGTCTCGCGCCGAGACCTTACAGACCTTTGCTGATTCTGAATCTCTTGCAATTGATCTTTGGAACTATGCCAAAGAATTAAAGAAGAAAGAAGAAACTCAGAAGAAACAGCAGGAACAGAAGAAAGACGGCAAGCCTTCTGATGAGACTGAAGAAAATGGAAACTCTCCCTCTGATTCGAACCAAGAAGAAGAATCTGAAGAAAATTCCAAGCCAAAGCCCACTAACGAAGAATCAAATGAAGAATCAAAAGAAGAATCGAAAGATGAAGGAGCAAGTCCTTCTGAACCTGATTCTTCTTTGACAGACAATGCCCTCCAGAAGAACCTTAGTTCTCTGTCCAAGAATGAGAATACACGCTCATGGAATAAAGGCACTCTGAATCTTACGATTCCCACCTCTAAGGATTTTGATGTCGAAAAGGTTATCGTGGGATACAATGAAATCTATGATCTAATATCCTCTGCTGTGTCTGCGGTGGACGGTGTCCCACTCAGTAAAGATTATGAGAAGTTCAATAATAAACAAAAACAGTACAAGAATGTCATTTCGAATTATGTAAATCAGTTTAATGCCAAGAAACAGGCACGTGCCTATCAGCGCACGAGCCAAGCCAAGTCTGGTAGGATCGATAATCTGAAGCTTGTAAATTATAAGCTGATCGAAGATATCTTTCTGATGAATGACGTGGTACATAATGATAAGAGCCATGGTTTTGTAGTCTATGTAGACTGGTCTAATTCTATGTCAAGTATTCATTCCAAGGTATTCAACCAGCTCTTCGTGATCACGTCTTTCTTTAGACAGATCAATGTCCCCTATCGTGTATTTGCTTTCTCGGACAAATTTGCAGAAGGCAAAAATTATCAACAATATACAGATGGTACTAATAATGTTCGCATTGATCGTCCCTTTGTAGTCCATGAAAATTTTCGCCTCCTCGAACTCTTCTCGAATAAACAAAGCAAAGTCCAGCACAAGGAAGTGTTCAGCTTTCTCTTCAACAAAAGACATCAATATGCTTGTGGTGGCAAATTTTCTCTTGGGTATACTCCTCTGATCGAAGCCATGGCTTCAGCCTTCCAGACTGTTCCTAAGTTCAAAGAACAAACAAAAATTGATATTTGTAATTTAGTATTCATGACTGATGGCGATCATGCTGGATATAATCCCTATGTTGGTTTTTCAAAAGTAATGGCAAGAACTCTGATCCTTAAAGACAAAGAAAGTAAGATTCAGAGAGTTGCCTCGATTGATCCAAAAAATCAATATGAAGCTCTATATAATTCTTTGGCTGGCAGCTTCATTAGTTTGCTTCCTCAGATGATGATCTCGATACTTCAGGAAAAATATAATATTAGAGCAGTCAACTTCTTCATGCTTGAAAGATCTACATCAGCATCTTCTATTTCTTATCGTTCTGGTTTCAATGATCAACAGAAGATCACTAAAGATCTGAAAGAAAACTTTGCTTTTACTCATAATAATGGAGAGTGGGCTGCACAATACTTTATTAAAAGCATTCAGGTCAAAGCTAAAATCTTGAAAGAAACCACTTCCTTGGGAAACATATCAAAGGGAAATTTGATCAAGAATTTCGTTGGCAATGGTCGCATAAACAAGATTTCTAAGTATATCGCAAATGAATTTATCTCTATCGTCGCCTAACCCATTGAAATCATTGAAAAAGATAATTTCCTTCTAGATCAATGACTTAGCATAACCCATTGATTTATAACAAAAGAATTCGCTTTACTCTATTCGGTTTCTATGCTAGAATGATAAGTAAGCTGAAAACAAAGGAATTAAAATGACTCGCGCCTCTAAGATTGATATCCAAAATTCTATTACTAAGCTGATCTCAGAGTTCGGTTCTGAGAAAGTGTCTGGCACCAACCTTGTTAAGTATTGTCGGAAACATGGCATGCCAGTTCCCTCAAAATACCTGGCCGATCGCAAGATTGGTCCTGGACTCTATAACGTCTCTCTGAATCTGAATTCTAAGACTGCTCCCAAGGCTCCTTCTCCGACGAAACTCACGCCCGAGATCACTGCTCCCATGCAGGTCATCTCTATGGTCGAACGCAAGAAGTCAGTCATAAACACTGGACCAACCTACATTCCCCAGCCTCATGATGGCTTCGTGAAGTTCGGTAATTATGATCAGGTCGATGCCGTCATTGCCTCGAAGAAGTTCTATCCTATTTACATCTCTGGTATGTCTGGAAATGGCAAGACACTAATGATTCAACAGATCTGTGCCAAGCAGAAGCGCGAATTAATTCAGATCAATATCAATCCGCAAACTGATGAGGACGATCTGATCGGTGGGCTTCGTCTCGTGAACGGTGATACTCTCTTTGATGATGGTCCAGTCCTGACTGCCATGCGTCGTGGTGCAATCCTTCTCCTCGACGAGACTGATCGCGGTTCGAACAAATTGATGTGCATTCAGAGCATTCTCGAGGGTCGTCCCTTCTTTGTAAAAAAGACTGGCGAAACAATTCATCCTGTCTCGGGATTTAACATTGTGGCCACGGCCAATACCAAGGGTCGTGGTTCTAATGATGGCCGATATTCTGCTGCTACAATTATCGACGATGCTTGGCTCGAACGATTTCCTGTAACATTCATGCAGGAATATCCCGAAGAAAAGATTGAACGCAAGATTCTCGAGAATTGTTTCTCTAATCTTACAGGCAATAAGAATACTGAATTCGTCGATAATCTTATTCTTTGGTCGACGGCCATCCGCACTTCCTTCACTGAAGGTGCAATCAATGATCTGATTACAACTCGCCGATTGGTCCACATTGCCAATGCATACTCGATCTTCAAAGATCGGATGGTTGCTATCAATATGTGCGTCAATCGCTTCGATGATGAGACTCGATCTGCCATGGTCGATCTCTATTCCAAAGTCGATGCTGCTGTAATTACTGCTTCTGTAATCACTGCTACTCAGGCCGACCTGACAGCAAACATCGCCAACGCCGATGCATTCGCGAGTACTGCAAACACAACTGTTAATTTTTAAAATAAAGATAAAAACCGCTTGTGTTCTTTCTAGAAATGGTATATACTTATTCTAATGATACAGTGATGTGTTATTAAATGGCTATCGGTGAGTGCCTTAATCTCACCTTTATAATGGAGATTACTAATGTCGAATACTACACAGACTAAGCGTGTTATTGATTATCTGACCAGCGGAAAAGACCTCACAGAAGGTCAGGCTCGTTCTCGCTTTGGAGTTAAGAATATGTCGGCCATGGCCAGCAATCTGCGCACGCAGCATGGCATTGCCGTCTATCGTAACACCAAGATTTCCTCGAAGGGTGGGAAGATGACACTCTTCAGCGCTGGCAAACCGACTCGTGCAGTCGTTGCTGCTGGATATGCAGCTCTTGCCGACCTTCCTGGCTTTGATGCAGGAATCGGTCGATTCACCGAATAGTATAAATTAGGATTCAGAAGTTTAGTCATCTTCTGAATTTTAAATCGGGCAGAGTGTTGGTGGTTTTTAGTTTTCCTTCCAGCCCTCTGCCCGAATTCTATTTGCGTATAAATAGATTTGATATTCAAATTATAATGACATTGATGAAGGATCTATATTATGAAGTTAGAAGTTACAATCGAAGAACTTAGAAAAAAGAAAATATTCGTTGCGACCCCAATGTATGGTGGTCAATGTTCTGGACTTTATTGTAAGTCAATCGCAGATCTCGCGGCCATGGCTGCAAATTATGGAATGGATGTCAAATTCTTTTATCTCTTTAATGAGAGTCTAATCACCAGAGCAAGAAACTATCTCGTCGATGAGTTTCTTCGCTCTGATTACACACATCTTATGTTTATCGATTCGGACATTGGCTTTGATCCAAATGACGTTATTGGACTTGCTGCTATCTCTGATGATAAACATGAAGTGGTGTGTGGTCCATATCCCAAAAAGACCATTGCCTGGGAAAAGATCAAGGCAGCAGTAGACAAGGGATATGCCGATAAGAATCCTAGTGTTCTTGATAGATTTGTCGGAGACTTTGTATTCAATCCTGCCGAGGACACAACAGAGATTCATCTCGATAAACCAGCAAAGGTTCTCGAGTCTGGAACTGGATTCATGTTGATCGCTCGTTCGGCATTTGAAAAATATAAGGCAGCATATCCACAGTTTATGTATAGACCAGATCACGTTCGAACTGCGGCATTTGATGGTTCTCGAGAGATCATGGCTTTCTTTGATTGCGTTATTGATCCTGAATCAAAGAGATACCTCTCAGAAGATTACATGTTCTGTCAGTGGGCAAGAAAGGCAGGTATTGATATTTGGCTCTGCCCTTGGATGCAGCTTAATCACGTTGGCAGTTATGTCTTTGGTGGAAGCCTTGTTGACTTAGCTCAGATCGGTGCTTCGGCCACTGCCGATAATTCTAAACTTGGAAAGAAGGTTTAGCTATACTCTTGCCGTTGTTAATATCGATATTCGCTATTTTTATTATGAATCTATGGGTGAAATATTATGATTTGGGTCGAAAAGTATAGACCACAGAAGATCGAAGACTGTGTTCTGCCAAGTAAAATTAAAGCCCAGTTTCAGAAGATAGTTGACACGGGCAATTGTCCAAACCTTCTAATGTCAGGCGGACCTGGCGTTGGAAAGACGACAATTGCTCGTGCACTTCTTAATGAGATTGGCTATGACTATATGATCGTAAATGGTTCAATGGATAGAAACATTGATACCCTCCGAAACCAGATTACACAGTATGCTTCGAGCATGTCACTTAATGGCACTCGTAAGTTTGTAATCCTAGACGAAGCTGATTATCTAAATCCAACATCGACTCAACCAGCTCTTAGAAACTTCATCGAGGAGTTCTCTTCGAACTGTGGGTTCATTCTCACATGTAACTATAAGTCAAAGATCATCGAGCCTCTTCATTCTCGTTGTTCTGTAATTGACTTTAAGATCAATAAGAGCGATCTTGCTCCACTTTGTATCTCCTTCCTAAAGAGAGTAGAGTACATTCTTAAGGAAGAAGGCGTCGAGTATGACAAGAAAATTGTTTCGGAAATGATCATCAGTCATGCGCCAGATTGGCGAAGAGTTCTAAATGAACTTCAGAGAAACTCTGTCTCTGGTAAGATCGACGAATCAACATCTTCTGCGACAAAAGATTTTACCATCTCTACCTTGGTCGAGTTTCTCAAGAAGAAGGACTTTGATTCTATTCGAAAGTGGTGTGGAGAGAATAGTGACATTTCTTCGTCGGATATTTTCCGAAAGATTTATAACAATGCCTATGAGTTCCTAGATCCAATGTGCGTCCCTCTGGTCGTGACGACCATCGCCGACTATCAATATAAGTCTGCATTTGTTGCTGATCAGGAGATCAATATGGTTGCCTGTTTGGCCACGATAATGATGGAAGCCAAATTTAAGTAATGAAAAGGTTTTGGAAACTTTGGGCTATGAGTCTTGGGCAAAAAGCAACGGAAGATAAATCCGATGCAGATACGGTGGCTATGATTCGTTCTGTTATTGTAGGCATAAACATACTCTCTGCTATCCTCTTAATCATTAATATAATACATAAGTGGTAAAAATGAGCCCATTTGACTTCGTGACTTCTATCAATTCTAAAGAACAGATCAATTTAATCGACCAGAATCCTGATTGCGAGAGGGAATATACTCCATTTCTAACCAATAGGTCGCTATCTTATTTTAGAGACACCATACTATTCTCCAATGAAATGAATCTTAGACATGGCTTTGATAAGAAGCCTCAGTATGATTATTATATAAATACTATTAGACCGCAGAAGAGATACAACAAGAAGTGGGCTAAAAGAGATATTCTTGATATTGATAAGCTAGAGCTGATCTCTGAATACTATGAGTGTAACATTACTAGATCTATGGAATATTCAGTTCTATTAACCGACACCGATATTGAAGAAATAAGAAAAAGAATGTATAAAGGTGGTATTACTCATGACAAGAGGAATGGTACAAGATCTAATTGAGATAAAACTCAAACAAGAGGATGATTTTTTAAAGGTAAAAGAAACCCTTACAAGGATTGGGGTTGCCTCTCGAAAAGAAAAAACTCTATTTCAGTCTTGTCACATTCTTCATAAGAAGGGTAAGTATTACCTAGTACATTTTAAAGAATTATTTGCTCTAGACGGGAAACCATCTAACTTTTCTTCTGATGACATTGCTCGAAGAAATACTATATGTAATCTTTTAGGGGAATGGGGATTGATCGATCTTTGTGATAAGTCTAGAACTGCATCACCGACTGTCGCTATTCAACAGCTTAAGATTCTACCATATTCGGAGAAGAGTCAATGGAAGTTAGAACAGAAATATAATATTGGTAAGAGGAAGTCAGATGTTAACGACAAAGCAACAGGACGAGAAAATCAAAATCATCAAACGGAAGATTTATGACATCATTGGTGATGAGATTCTCGAAGAACAGAATAAGAAGGGAGACCTCCTTCTAGTGGCTGGCGCAATGCAAGCTGTCGTTGTGGAATTATATAAGAGTAAAATCGGTAATGAGTCTGCGGCAATGTTATATTATACTATTGCAGATAGGTTAGTAGATCCAAGAACTGACTAATGTTTATTTCGTAATGGGAATTTTGAATGAAGAAAATATACTCCAAAGTAGAGCCAGATAAGCTCCTTCACATCGTCTATCGACTCGACGAAATGAAGTCTGGTAGAGAAGATCTGATCTCTCCCAACAATTTCCTTCAGCTATCTGCTCTGAAGATGCCCGAGGGAAAGACATTCAAACCTCATCATCACATCTGGAAAGCTTCTCCAATTTCTTGCATTGCTCAAGAGTCTTGGGTAGTTATTTCAGGAAAGGTCAAGGTCACATATTATGATCTTGATTTATCGATTGTCGACGAAGACATCTTATTGCCTGGCGATGTATCGATAACTCTTGAGGGAGGACACAATTACCTCTTCCTCGAAGATTCAGTTGTATACGAATATAAAACTGGTCCATATACTGGAATTGAAAACGATAAGGTGCAATTTGGCTGATTATAATATTCGGGGTGGCCTCGGAACTCAAATTTTTTCCTTTCTTACCTGCTATGCAATTGCAATTGAGAATAAGGAAACAGTAGATACTGTGTTTTTCAATGGCGGTAATTATATCCAAGACAAAAGTATCATTAAGGATATGGATAGAATTTTTATCTATGACATTCTGGAATTTTGCAATTCGGTCAATATACCTAAGATTATTCTTGTGAGTGGGAATAACAAAACACTGCCTTTCAAGAATCCCAATGCAGCACTTCTCAGAAAACATTGGTTTGAAATAATGAAAAATATTAAACTTAAACGTCTCACAGAACAAACAGAAGAAGTTATTGCTCATATTCGCGGAACAGATCGCGCCCTTGTTAATCCAGAAAGATTTCTTAATCCATCAAGATTTGATTTTATTGGAATGTGTCAAAGCGCCATATCAGAAGATATTGATATCTGTAAAAGATTAATGATCGATCCCAATACAGACACATTAGAGGATTGGTATAGAGTTCTAAATGCCAAGGCTGTACTCGGAGGATATTCGACATTTACACTACTTGCAGGTGCACTCAATCCTAATTTAAAATTGACTATTATTTCTAAAGAAAAATCTGATAATTCTAAATTGATTCCCGATGAAGAGTGGAAAAATTTAGAACTATTTGTCGAGATGTTTCCTAATATTAGTTTCTATAGATAGTGAGATCTGTTATGGGGATTAGATTCTTAGGCGTTGGTAAGTACCTTCCGCCAACAATTGTAAGAAATGAAGACATATCATCAAGCCCTGACTGGGTTCGAAAGAATCTTGGTATGAATGAACGTCATATCGAGTATGTCTTAGAAACAAGCGATATGGCTGTTTGTGCAGCACAAAATGCCTTGGCTTCTGCCAAACTAGAAGCAAAGGATATCGATGTTATTATCCTCGCTACATCAACTCCAGATATGATGATTCCCTCAACTGCATCTATTGTTCAAGGAAAGTTAGGAGCCAAGAATGCTTTTGCCTTCGATGTTTCTGCCGTTTGCTCTGGGTTTGTATATGCTCTCTACTTGGCCAAGAATATTCTCGAGAATGATTCTTGTAAGAAAATACTAGTTATTGCATCAGAGAAATATTCTATGATAACAGATTGGAATGATAGAAATTGTGTTTATTTTGCCGATGGAGCTGGAGCAGTAATTGTTGAAAATAATTCAGCAAGATTTGTAAGCCACCTCTATACAAATGGTGAATTTTCCAATTACTTTACTACTAAGAGTGCAAATGATAAGTTCAAAATGCAGGGGAGAAAGATCCATGAGTATGCAGTTGATGCAGTATCAAGATCTATAGAATCATATTTTAGAGAAGATATCGATAACATCAAGTGGGTAATTCCCCATCAACCAAATATTCATATTCTAAGAGAGATATCTAAAAAGACAAATATCCCATTCACAAAGTTTGTTGTTACTCTTGATAAATTCGGAAACACTGCTGGTGCTACGATCCCCATGGCCCTTGATGTGATCAAGGATCAAATTAATGATGGTGATTTGATTTTGATGGCAGCAGTTGGTGCAGGAATGACTGGCGGAACTATTTTAATAGAATGGAAGTCATGAAATATTTAATTTTCGGTCCTCGGTCTGGGTTGGCCAAGGAAGTGATAATTCATATGACAACGAATCATTGTTCAGTCAATACTTCTGATATTGATATTACCAATTCCTGTGAAGTTGATGAGGCAGTTTATCGAATTGAACCAGATGTTGTTATAAATTTTGCAGCTAGAAATATAGATAGTGCTGCCCACAAGGTCAGTGATGATAATGTAAAGAGACAAATAGACACCAATATTATTGGAAATATTAATGTCACATCTTCAGCTCTGAGGCATATGCGTTCTGGGGGAGGAACTATCATTCTTCTTTCTTCTGTATTGGCAATGAAGCCAGAATTCGGAACGAGCATTTATGCTGGATGTAAGGGATTTATTGAATCTTATATTAAGACAGTTGCCCATGAAAATATGGGAAAGGTGAATGTCGTAGGAATAGAGCTTGGATATTTTGATGGTGGGTTGACTCATAGAATTTCATCAGATATAAAAGAAAGAATAATTTCTTCTATTCCAGCCAAAAGACTCGGGACTATTTCCGAACTTTATAACACGATTGAATATATTATCAGGACACCGTATATTTCTGGTACGACTATAAAGATCAATGGGGGATTATATGCCTAATCCAGAATTGTTTATGGATAAAGATGTATCGATAAAACATTTCACTGATTGTGTGTTTGGTAAATATGTTGCTATTGATAAGGGGTTTTATTCAACAGTCATTATGGATATTGGGGATTGGGTTCACCTGGCTCCATATACATCTGTTATAGGAGGAAGGGAAGGGATCTTTAAGATGGGTCACTTTTCAGGTCTTTCGGCTGGAGCAAGAGTGATTTGTTCTGGGGATGATTTTACTTCTGGGGCACTCATGAATCCTCAGGTTCCTATTAAATATAGAGAGCCCATTGATGCTCCTGTTATATTTGAAATGTTCACATGCCTTGGAACAAATTCTGTAGTGATGCCGGGAGTTACATTGGCTGTTGGTTCTGTTGTTGGTGCATCTTCTGTTCTAACCAAAAATACAGAACCATGGACCATATATGTGGGATGCCCAGCCAAGCCAGTTAAAGTTCGCCCTAAATATAAAGCGATTGAGTATGCGAGGGAATTGGGATATGAATGTTGAAAAGTATATAGAAGATGGTTATATTATAGTTGAAACTGATTTGATTGATAGCGATATTGATCTTATCAATTCTGAGGTTGATCGGTGTCTTACTATAGAGGACAAAAAGACTCAAAGTAATTATCAATATACAGAATTTCCTCGTTTGTTCGAGGCATGGAAACAAAGTAAACCAATCTATAATCTTTGTAAGAATAAGAATATTATCGATGCCATCGAACTTCTTTATGGAGAAAAGTGCTTTCCATTCTCGACAATAAATTTCACAGGACCATCTAATCAGCCTCTCCATTCTGATACCATTCACTTTAATACAATTCCTCAAAATCGTATGTGTGGTGTTTGGGTTGCTCTCGAAGATACAAACGCAGACAATGGTACTCTTTCAATTGTTCCAGGAAGTCATCTTTGGAGTACACATGACTATCAGAGTATTGGGCTTCCCCATCCAGATACAATTGTAGATGGAGAGAAAGAAAATTATAGAAAATATGAAGAGTTCATCATTAGTCTTGTCAAAGAGAATAATGCTCAGGCTGTTCCTATTTGTTTAAAAAAAGGCCAGGCATTAATTTGGGAAGCTAACTTGCTTCATGGTGGAACTTTTACTGAATTCAAGAAGTCAAGAAAAGTACAAGCAATTCATTACTTTCTCGAGAATTCCGAAACATACTATCATCCGATGTTTTCGAATCTTGAAAAAGAGGATTATGCCTACAAGTGGTGTAATGATGGAAAAAGAATGGAGGACTATATATGAACATCATATTTAAACCTTCAGTTGCGATAAACCACAAATGGTATATGGAGTTAGATAATGAATCCTGAAAATAAAATTGTATATAATTCTTGGCCAGTTGGGAAATTGCCCAAGGAGTTTCAACGTCCAGAACTAGATCAGATTAAAGCACTTGGATATGACTGGAAAGATCCGCGTGACGTCGTGAAGATGTTCGAGGAAAAGGTCGCCAAGTTCTCTGGATCAAAATATGCAGTTGCCATAGATTGCTGTTCTCATGGATTGTTTCTGGCAATAAAGGCATTGGAAAGAAAAATAAAACCAATCCATAAAGAAAAGATCATCATTCCAAGTAGAACCTATGTCTCTGTTCCCATGCAGATTGTCCATGCTGGATTTGAAGTTGGATTTGAAGATAGAAAATGGTCTGGTATATATCAACTATATCCCTATGACATCTGGGACGGTGCTGTTCGATGGACCAAAGGTATGTACATCGGAGGGCTTCATGTGGTTTCTTTTCAAATTAAGAAAAGAGTTCCAATTGGTAGGGGTGGAATGATTCTGACTGATTCAAAAGAAGATTATGATTATCTATGCCGTGCACGTTATGATGGAAGAAATCTCGATGTAGAATACATGACAGATAACTATGAATATGGAATGGGTTGGCACTATTACATGACACCTGAGGATGCTGCTCGTGGTATTATTCTGATGGATCAAATTCCCGAAGAAAATGAGGATACGGGAGGAAGTAATAATTATTCTGATATATCTCAAGTGAGGAGTTTCTTACATGGCTAAAAAAGCACTAATCTCTGGAGTCTCTGGACAAGATGGCTCATACCTAACAGAGCTCCTGCTCGAGAAGGGATATGATGTTCATGGTATCGTTCGAAGGCATTCTGTAGCTGAGGATCAGTCTACTCGACTGTTGCACACTAATAGTTCGATCTCGACATATTATGGTGACATGCTCGACGAACATTCGATATATAGAATTGTTCAAGAAGTCAAACCCGATGTAGTCTATAACCTCGCAGCTATGTCGCATGTTCGAATTTCATTCGACATTCCTGCATTTACAATCAAGACTAACTCTCTTGGTGTTCTGAATATTCTCGAAGCTGTTCGAACTATTGTTCCCGAAGCTAAATTCTACCAGGCATCTTCCTCTGAAATGTTTGGGAACTCTGTTGATTCTGATGGGTTTCAGAGATTGACAACTCCAATGAACCCAGTTTCGCCCTATGGTTGTTCTAAGGTTATGGGGTATAATCTAGTAAGGCACTATCGAAATGCTGCATATAAGATGCATGCATGTAACGGAATTCTATTCAATCATGAGTCGCCTCGACGTGGTACAAACTTCGTCACTAATAAGGTTGTCAAAACTGCCGTTCAGATCAAGAAGGGTCTGAAGAAAAATCTCGAACTCGGTAACATGGACTCTTCTCGTGATTGGGGTCATGCATATGACTATGTCCGCGCAATGTACAAGATCGTAAATCATGACACTCCTTCTGATTGGATTGTATCGATGGGAGAAAGTCATACTGTTCGTGAAATGTGTGAGTTCGTATTCTCTGAACTCGGTATGAACTATCAAGATTATGTCATTCAAAATCCAAAGTACATGAGAGCAGAAGAACTGAAGTATCTCTGTGGGGATTCTCTTCGCACTCGGAAAGAACTTTCTTGGACACCGACATATACATTCAAGAGCATGCTACAGCAAATGATAGAACACTGGGATCGGAATCTAAACTAAATAGCTTGGGTTATAACTAATGGAGAAGTAAATGCTCACTTCAGAACAATTAAAAAAATGTCTCCCCAAAGCAGCGCAGAAGAATATCGAGCTATATCTCGACCCAATTAACAAAGCATTCGAGGAGTTCGAAATCAATACTCCCAAGAGAATGGCTGCGTTCATTGCTCAGGTCGGACATGAGAGTGGTCAGCTCAACTTCGTTCGTGAGAATCTAAACTACAAGGCAGAAAGTCTTACAAAGGTATTTCGCAAATATTTCCCAACTCTCGAGGAAGCCCAGAAGTATGACAGAAACCCAGAAAAGATTGCCAATAAAGTCTATGCCTCGCGCATGGGCAACGGTGATGAATCTTCTGGTGATGGATTTAAGTATCGTGGTAGAGGCCTGATCCAGGTTACTGGAAAAAGTAATTACGAATCTTGCGGAAAGTCGCTTGGAGAAGATTTAAATAAAACGCCAGAATATCTAGAAACTCCTGATGGCGCAGTTCGTTCTGCAGCATGGTTCTGGAATAGAAATAAACTAAATGTCAAGGCAGATGCCAGCGATACTAAGGGCATCACTAAGACGATCAATGGTGGGTTTAATGGCCTCGAGGAAAGAGAGCATCTATATGATCTAGCCATTGAGACATTAAGCTAATGATTCAAATTATAAAATTGATAACTGGCGAGAAAGTAATTTGTTTTTGTCGAATCAACTATATCGAGGAATTGAATGAGCATTCAGTGACTTTACATAAACCATTTACAATAAAAAAAATCTCAGACAATAAGTATGTTCTGAATCAGTTTATTGCAGAGTCGGACGCTGACGACATTATCATCTCTCCAGATCATGTACTATACTCAGTAGAACCCTCTGAGAAGTTCTTAACGATGTACAACGAAATTACTGGAATGAAGAACGTCGTAGATTTCAATTTAACAATTGCCAAATCCCAGGAATGATGATTTCTATTGTAGCTCTATCGCTAGAGCCAAAGATCTCGGAAAGTTAAGATCGAGCTGACGAGAAGTATCGTGTTCTGGAACCATTCTGATGATGTTTTGATCCAGAGTTGTTAGATTATTTTCACGATCAATAAACTTATACTCTACCTTGACTGGACCGAATGGCGAGATGTGATCGACAATGTCAGAAACATTAAACTCTCCACAACTATAGACATCGAGTTGTAGTAGATTGGGATCGACCTCGTCCCATGTATGCAATGCAATGTGCGAAGTCTCGATAATTCCCACACAAGTCAATCCACGATTTCCCTTTACATTACAATACTGAGCAAATGGCCCCATCATAATCTTCATTCCAACCTTGTCAACCAATTCAGAAAACCAAGTTTTTATAAGATGTTCATTCTTTGGTGCATTTAGGACTTCGGCTCTTACAATTAAATGCTTATGGACAAGTAACATTTCCTTTAGTTCTCCTGAAATAATAATGTTTGGGGATTTAGCTT